AGGGACGTATTGGTTGCAGTATGAGTCTACTCTGTCAAGCGCGTCGTGCGTGACATTGCGGTACTCGTTCCATACAAGCGTCGTCGGCTTGTTGGAAACCTGCATCTCAAAATCTCTCTGTCGTTCCTGGTGGGAAACCTGTAATTGTCTGACAGACTCAAGCAAGCGCTCTTGCCGAGCGTGCCCTCGGGAGAGCTTTCGGCGGAGAGCGACCGTCATCGCTTTCTGCCTGTTGAGCTTTTGGAGATAACGAGACGTCCGCGAGAGGCGTTTCCGCATCTCCAGAATCTCTTGCTCCTGTTTGTCAAACTCTAACAGATTACCACCTAACTGTGTTGTACTGAGTGTCACTTGGTCGAGGTTCCCGCGCATTGTATTCGGTGGGAGCACTGCTTGCAGTGCTTGCAACGCGCGGGCGGCTTCTTCTTCGTCGTGAACTCCGCTTTGCGGGGTGATCGGTGGGGAAGTGTCTTCTTGACCATATAACACTTCTCGTTCCTCATCGGAGGGTCCTTTGGACTCGCCCTGAGGCGGCCCGTCGGGGTCGTGTGCAATCTTGCCTTCTTCTGGGCGACGGACCAGCCGGTCTTCCGCTCCAGTGGGCAAGAGGTGTTCAACGAGATATTCTGTAGTACGTATTTGGGTACCCGTGAACGCGAGCAAATCGTGGATGGGGGCGTCATCGACCATAGGGTCCAGCTTCCTCTTGATTAATTTCTGGAGGTTGCTTGGCCTGATTGGATTCGCTGACTTCCACAGCTGCGCTGCGTGAGTGATCTCGGTTAGTATCCTGCGACACAATTGGTTTATTGACCAACGCTTCCGCTCTCGGTGAGACTTATCGTAAGATGGGTCCCATGAGTGGTATGACAAGACCTTTGCAGTCATGTCTGCCAAAGCTTCCGACAATCGTGTCGGTTTAGCTTGCGGAGAGAGTCGTTCTGGGTAGGTTTGCACCTCCGCCGTAAGGTCCTTTAGATAGGACCTCAGGTGTTGAGGCGCAGCCGTTAGCTGTCGTATCCGTATGATAGCTTTCCCGGATTTTGGCTGTCCTCCAAGGATGACAGCCGCGGCTTTTCTGAAGAGGCGTGGTGCTTGCTGCTTTCCAGGCAGGCCCCACCCTCCGAGCTCAGTTGGCCAGTAGATTGGCAATCCTGAACGCCGCCACTTTGCGAAGGTCGTCTTGTGCACACATCGTGCGACGGCCATCGCTGCCTCCTTCCTCCAGGGTTCCATGCATCGCTCCGTCTCGTACGTGAGCGTCCCTGCGAGGGAGAGGTAAAGTGGCGTCTTCTCGTCTTGTCTTGCTTGCCCTCGTCTCTTCGCCGCTATTAGCGCAGAGAGTTTGGGTCGGCCGGACAGATGAAGTCGGGTGTAATAGGTAGCCCTTGCCAAGGGCTTCCTCCGTTGGACTAACTTCAACCGGATCCACTCGAACAGAGTTCGTCCGGCGGGAGCGTAGAGCGTGCGCTCCTCCTGAAGTCTAATGCCTTCCGGTGATTTCGGGTCAGTCTCCCATACCCTCAGATTTACGGTCTTCCGTCCGTCTGGGTGCGTAGTGAGAGTTTGCACCGGA